CAAATCCTCTAATTTGTTCTTCCATTTGAGACCTAGAAATACTCATGTATTTGTCCTCAAGGCGTCGGCTGTTGGTAGTAACCCGCCGGGGGTTGCTGTTGGTTAAAATAGTTGCCCATGGCGCCGAGCGCGCTCAAGCCAGTGCCGAGTCCTGCCTGTAGCGGACTAGGTGGTGGCGTGTACTGCGTCGTTACACCGCTTGGTCCAGTCTGACCGGCCGCAAACTGCATGAACGGCATGAGTTGCTGGTATTGTGCCAATGGCGCTTGCTGAGCCTGTAGCAGGCCAGCACGTTGCGCATCAAGCTGACGCTGACGCAACTGCTGTTGCTGAGAACCCATACCCATAAGGCTTGCAACATCTTGTTGACCAGCCTGAGCAAACTGACCGCCAAGCCCTTGTAACTGCTGACCGTAGCCCTGCATAGCCTGACCGACCTGCTGACCGACCTGACCCTGTACGCCGCCAAGCTGACCGTAACCTTGCGCCAATTGACCTGCGGTTCCGAGTCCTGCCTGACCTGCGCCCATACGAGCCTGCATTGCTTGTTGACCAAGCTGACCCATGGTTTGGCCAAGCTGAGTACCTGCGCCATACATTTGCTGAGCCTGCTGTCCAAGCAAGCCGCCAAATTGCTGTTGTGCGCCCAAGCGTTGGCCTGCCGCACCCATCTGTTGACCGGCAAGCTGTTGCTGTGCCGCAAGCTGTTGTGCCGACAGCCCCTGTTGGAACTGACCCAACTGCTGACCTGCGCCCATACGTTGCTGAGCGGCCTGCTGTTGCATCCCTGCGAGTTGTTGCTGAGAAGCCAACTGCTGACCCGCAGTTTGTCCTAATTGCGCTTGTAGGGCCTGCTGAGCCGCCAGTTGCGCCTGATTCCGCTGACCAATGTCTGAAGCCAGTGCTTGACTGATACCAAAGCGCTGTTGCGCCTGCTGTCCGAGCAACTGTCCAAGCCCACGCTGTGCCGCCAACTGCTGTTGTGCAGTTTGACCAAGCTGGCCCTGTAGCGCCTGACGCGCACCAAGACGACCTTGAGCCGCCGCCATTTGCTGTGATGTGAGCGCCTGACCTGCACCGAAGCGCTGACCACCAATTGCGGCAAGACGGTTCGCAAGGCTTTGCTCTGCCGCAAGCCGTTGCTGTGCTTCTGATCCCATTTGACCGGTAAGCGCTTGCTGGGCGCCAAATCGTTGCTGTGCAACGTCACCTAGACGACCAGCCATTCGCTCTCTGCCAGCCGCAATCTGTTGCGCTTGAGAGCCAAGCTGTCCTGTCAGCGCCTGTCCAGCACCAAATCTGGTTTGTGCACCACTGCCTAGCATCTGAGCGGCACGTTCTTGCGCACTCAATCGCTGTCCAGTCAATCCTGCCAATCCCGATGCGGCGGCACGTTCAGCATCACGCTGTCGCGCAAACTCACCCATAGCCGCTTGCTGAGCTCTCTGGAAGCCTGCTGAGCGTAATCCACCAATCTCTTTGGCCAATCCACGTCCCAACGCTTCACGACGCTCTGCGGCCGATAAACGAGCCCTAGAGCCAAACGCAGACTCACCGGCTGTCTGTATGTCGCGAGCCGTCTGCGCCATATCCGCCTGATCAGCGCCCTTCATAGCGTCTTCAATGGTTTGTTGAACCACGCGCTGTTCGTAAGGATCGTAGAAATCCTGCGTCATTGATGGGTCAAACCCACCTGTAGTACCCCGGAGTAGTCGCTCTGACTCTCCAAGTCTTCCCCCAAAGTCTTGTACTGCGCCTAGCTGGCGGCTTTCTGCCGCGCTCAAACCACGGCCTAAACGGCTAACGTCACCACGCAATTGTCCGGTAGCCTGACCTAATCCAGTTTGTAGCCCTCTTTGAGCGGCCTGTTGTTCTGCAAGAGATCGACCTAGCCCTGCGCCAAACTGGCCAATGCCTCGACGCAATTGCTGGGTTGCTTGACCAATACCTCTGCCAAAACGATCAACCGCACCGCGCTCTTGGCCTAATGCCTGCGCAAGCTGTTGGTCTAACGCTTGACGCTCGCTTTGCAATCCGCGCGTGGCCTGCCCTACGCCCTGAGCAAACTGTCGCTCTCCCGCTCTTGCAAGCTGATCAACGCCAGCGGTTTGTCTACCGAAACGATCTACTGCCGCCTGCTCCACACCAAGCTGTTGTGGTAATGCGCGACGATAGTCAGCCGCTCCTGCACGAAGCTCTGCGCCCTGAACACCCAAGCCACGGCCGAATCGCTGAGCCGCCGCAAGCGCTCTTTGATCAATACCCGCTGTTTGACGACCAAAACGATCCGCCGCCGCCGCACCTCGTCCAAGCGCGCCGCCAAGATCACGGCTAAACTGACCAAAGAGGCCAGCCTGTTGCCTACCGAGGCGCTGACCTTGTCTACCAAACTGTTGAGCGGCTCGGCCTAAAGTGTTCAATCCGGCGCCCAGACCACCCTCGAATTGACCAAGAGCCTGCTGTTGGAAGCCGCGTTGTGTAGCTAAGTCTCTACCAAGCTGGCCAAACGCGCCTTGAGACAATCGACGTTGCTGATCTAAACCTCGAAGACCCTGAGCCAAACCAAGCTGTCGTTGAAAGCGCTCTTCTGCCGCGCCACCTCGAAGCTCTCTCAGAGCCTGCTGTTGAGAGCCAAGCTGTGCGCCTGCACCTTGCTGGATAGCGCCTAATCCGCCTTGAAACTGTCGTTGCGCTTCACGCAAAAAAGGCGTTTGTTGACCAATTTGGTCTCTTGCCAATTGCATACCAACAAGTTGATCGGGCGAAAAGCCAGCGATTTGCTGAGGAATGACGATCGGGCGACCTTGCTCATCAAAGAATGTGCGCTCTGCCGCTCGCATTGCACCGGGTATAAAGCCACCTTGACCATCTAATCCAAACAGCAACTGCTGGACGATTGGGTCCATCTGGCGCTCTTGGCGCGTTACAGAAGCAACATAAGGCTCCGCAGAGCCGCCCTCCTGAAAGCGCTTTAATTTAGCTGGGGGCATTATCATGCGACGGCCTCCGGTTCCTCTGCGAACTCTTTGAACAAGTCCATCATCTCGTACATCAACTTAGTCCCTCGATCTCGGTCTTCACCGTTCTTGGGAGTCAATGTGATGATTCCGTTCTTGTTCTTCATGTTAAACGCGCCAGCCCCTCTTACTGCGCGCCCCGTCATTACAAACTCTCCGTCAGAAAGCATCGCAGGAATGTCATCACTGATCTCGGTTCCGGGACCATTGATATCACCATTCATGCGTTTGAAATCTTGTTCGTCGACGTTACCCCCTTCTGCAAAAGCCATGACAGGACCGCCGTAGCGCATCCCCTCAGCTTTTTGCTTTTCAAGCTCAGCCTGCGCCGCTGTAGGCGCTCGACCGCCGCTCAGCACTGGTAAAGTGCCTTGAGGGAGCAAACCAAACTCGGTTGGGTTGGGTGCGGCAGTGCCCGATCTGCGAGCAATCTCGCTTTCTAAATTGAATCGTCCTGCCGCATTCATGGCGACAGAGGGAGTCAAAGGAACCCCTTTGCGGTTCTTGGCTTCGTCATAAGCAAGCTTGCCAAGTAATCCGGCAAGACCAGCCGCGCCTAGCGCGCCCATATTAAAGCCGCCACCGCCGCCGCCACCGGCACCAGTCCCGTAATTTGTAATCCCTAATCGATCACCTACGCCGCCAAGAATGTCTCCAAGAACACCGTAGTTTCCTACGCCGTCTCTTCCGCCTCCGCTAAACAGACCGCCTAATCCGCCTTGCTGACCGCCTTGCTGACCGCCCATGCCGGGTATCAAAATAGTTTGACCGGGGAAAATTAAATCAGCGTTGTCTGGATCGATACCGTTGGCGGCTAAAAGATCATCTAATGAGACACCTGCGGCTTCTGCAATTTCGCTTAAAGTGTCTCCTTCTTGCACGGTGATTTGTCCGGCGCCCGTCATTCCGCCATAGTTAGTGATGCCTGCGGCATCGCCTAAGCCGCCAAAAAAGTCACCGACGCGACCGAAGTTACCTACGCCGTCAGCGCCACCACCACTGATCAAGCCGCCAAGTCCGCCGCCCGAGCCACCGGCGCCGCCCAAGATGTCGCCTAATCTTCCGAAGCGGCCTACGCCATCCGCGCCGCCGCCAGTGATCAGGCCAGCAATGCCGCCAGAGCCACCGGTCCCGCCTAAAATATCGCCAAGTCGGCCAAAACGGCCCACGCCATCGGCGCCGCCGCCAGTAATCAAGCCACGTAGGCTACCTGTTAAACCTCCAATCCCTCGGCTTGCCGCCGCGCCTGCGGCCTGACCAGCCGCCGAACCGCCGGGCAAAGGCGCGAAAGCTCCCGCCAAAGCCAATGGACTGGCCCGACCTTTTGCTACGTCATAAACGGTGCCTGCACGAGATATGAGTGCCGCCGCCGGTTGCCATGGTCCGGGGATGAACTGGGCCACCTTTGCGATAGGGCGGACAACTTTCTTAACAACTTTCTTGACGCCCTTGGCAAGCTTCTTAAAAAAGCCGAACTCTTCAAGGCCAGTCACTGGGTTGAGAGAGGCAATACCAAGGCCTGCCACGTATTCTTCAGGGTTGAGATCAAGCTGGTTGAATCGATTTTCGACAGCGCGCTCAAAGTCCGGGTCGTCCATCATGCCTAGCGGCAAGATAACCTCACCGGGTGTAAGGTGGGCCAACATACTATCGCCGCCACGGCCAGCCTCAGCAAGCTCCATGGCCATTGTGCCCATTGGTGCCTCTGAACCGATCGCGGCCGCTTCCATTAACTGCTGTGCTTTTGCCGCCTCGAAAGGGTCTTCTGCGGTTTCCTGAGCAACCATCAATTGATCAATTGCTTCACGGAGATCAGCATTTGGGTCCGTAACGGGAGACTCCATTGCCATAGAGGCTTCTGCTTGCGCCTCTGGATCATCGAGATCAAAGACCTCGCCACCTTTTGCCATCATCATGGGGGCTTCATAGCTGGGCTCTGGGCCCAAGAGGTTGGCGATTCTTTGTTCTAAAAATGCGTTCATGGTGTATTAACCGTTACGGCCCCCACTGTTGCCGACATTCCGATGCCGGTTGGATAGGTCTGATGATCGTATAAATCTCTGAATTGTACCCCATCAAAAGCCTGATGAATTGAGTTAGTAGTATTGAATATGATGGCGCCCGTGGCAAATTGTAATTCTGCGATGTCAGTGGCGCTAAAGTGCGGAGAAATACTAAAGTTTACGCCGCCTAAGTTAAGCTCTAATACACGAACCAGCCGGTTAAACGTGTCCGTTGATACCGTCTCGCCACGAGCGAGCGGTAGCCGAGTTGGCAATAAAACGCTCATGCACGACGTCCGCTCGGTTGCAATTCAAGGCGTGTAGAGCCTATCCGCCACTTATAACCCTTCTGATCGACCGCTTGCGCATCGTCATCACTCTCAAACCGCAGTACGATCTGGCGGCTTCGAGTACGCACGTTTTTGAACTTAGTGGTCTGGGTTATTTGATTGGTGCTGTCGGTGATTAATGAATCGCCCGGATAATCACGTCGCTTCAAGACAATGTTCATGGCAGGCGTATTACTAACGCCAGACTCCACGACAAATCGCATATCAGGCAGGATCTCTTTGACAAACGTAAAGGAGTCGCCGCTACTAATATCAATGTCAGCAGACTCAATGAAAACGCCCGTCATGGCATCTTCATAAGCGTCATAGCCAGTTTCGTGTTGGAACACGCACTGAGACGACGAGTTGGTCGCCGTAGCAAAGGGCAAATCCTCGATGCCAGCATCAAGCCATGCGTACCGGGTCAGTGTGCCAATTGACCAATGGTTTTCTTCGTAGTTAAAGATGGCGTAGCGCGAGATCTCTCCCGTACCATCTTCGATGCTTGGGTAAAAGAACCACACCTCGCCATACTCGGCGTTTACACCCATGTGGCACTTGAACGCCTGACCAAGGTCTAGGTCGTCAAAGATGTATTCTTGCACTGAACACGGCACTTTTTGCACCGCACCGTTATAGAAGTAGAAACCGGTCTTACTCGCGAAGTACACACCGTTGGGAGCGTTGACTGCCGCTTTAGGACCGATAAGGCCCGATCCCTCATTTACCAAGTTCATCGCAAAGGTAAGCGGTGGCCCAATGAAGGTCATCGAATACAAAGACGTATCAGTCCAAATCAAGATTTCCTGACGTGACTTAATGCCGCCAACAATAAATGAGCCTGATGACAGCCTAATTGAGCCAGCACTATTGGTAGCAGTGGGCTCAAAATCAAGCTCATCTTCTGAGTTAGAAAAAGCTACGAGCATCGGGTCAATGACGCCGGTACGTGTGCCGCCTGATGTGGGGTCTACACCCAAGCAAATAAGGTGTCGATCGGTTTCTGAGGTAATGACCTGTAAAGCCACGGTTGGCACTTGATTGGCGCCAGATACCTGAGAAAGCTCTACAGCCCTTACAGTTACTCCGCTGTTTTCGACCCACCGATAGATACCGCCGCCTCGCGGATTAATGATGAGGTTTTCACCAAAGTTGTCGTGAGTCCAAAGACGAAGCTGACCAGACGCGGAAATAGCGCTAGATGAGCCCCAACCGCCTGCGCCCCATGTACCAACACCCCAACCCGTTGATTTGACGAACGTATCGAGACCCACATTGATCTGATACGTGCCGACCACCGACGAACCGCCATTGCCTGAGTCGCTACTGTTAGCGGTCACTTCGGCGCCAGACGTGTCTTTAGCTACAATTTCGTAAGTGTTGAGGTCTGTGACAAGGCTAATTTGGTACTCTTGATTGAGCACTTCTGCCGTGATGTTGCCGCCAAGCGTTGCGGCTCCAGAGAAAGTGACGAAGTCATTTGTTACCGCTCCGTGCGCAGTGTCACTTACGGTAATCGTTGAAGAGCCGTTTGTGGCACTAAAAGTAACATCGCCTGCGGCTGTGGTGGTTCTTATGGGGGTGACGTCGTTGTAGGACTCGCCTTCTTCGATGTAATACTTAAACGTCGTACCCACTCCCAAAAAGCGAGTGCCGCCCAGAGAGATCCAACTATGAAGAGCGCGACCAATACCGAGAAAAGTATCAGAGCCAAGCTTATTCCAGCCGCCAACTTTTTCGACCCGTCCTTTACGGAATCGTATAAGGTTGCCATCAACCCAGCCGCCTTTCGCCGCATAGTCGGTTGATTCCTTATCGATCCCCGGCTTGAATTCTATGGTCTGAAGCGGCATAGAAACGCATCACGCAAGCCGGATGATTGCACCCGTGGCTGTAGGCGACGGGAATACAATGGTGAAGTTACCTGCCGTACTGGTTTTATCTCCCCCGAAGTCGATCGCCGCAACTGCCTTGTTACTTGCTGAACTGTTGTAGATCAAACAACCACGGGCCGTGACGGTTGCCGTTCCAAAAGTCAAATCTGCAAAGTCGCAAATTGCCGTGGTTCCCGAGGTGGTAGGAGTAACACTTGTCAAAGCGTTGCCGCCAGACGTGTAATTTGTCCCACTTACTTCGTTTGTCGTGCTAAATGCTGTTGTAGACGCGCCGAGGGTCGCTGAGCTAGTGTAAAGCGCTAACTTGAACGTGTTTCCCGAAGACGCCGTAAAGTTGTGCGTACCTACCAGCAGTTCTTGCTTGAATGATGTACAGATCGCCGATGTGATAGCCATGTCATAGCTCCTTTAGTATATCAGCCATTTGTTGATGACCTTGACGCCGAAGCATAACAGACAAAGTCGTCCTATCACTCGCAATGGCGCTTTTAATCCCCCTCAATACTACTTCATAAACTTGTTGCCGGAAAGCCTCAGCTTGCTGTCGGATATGCGGCTCCGCGCCATCCGAAATACTTACCAAGCGGTCAGTTATGACTTTTGCCCAAAACTCTGGGTCATGGCCCCCATCATTGGAGGTGGCCACCATTACATTCCCTAAACCAAAATCTGCGTTTTGTGAAATCATCCTTTGTACGGCTCCGGCGATGAAGGCATTTCTACCTTCTGAAAATTAAAGTGACGCCGTGCCTCGTCGAACTCGGATCTGGGGCACACCATAAACTGACCTTCTTGATCGGTCATAACCAACATCGGGTCATCTAGCCGATGGTAGCCATACAAGCGCTCGTGGGGGTCTACGTTGCTGTCGAGAAGCGCAGACTTCTGGCTCACGCCTACACCGACGCCTTGCGAAATACACCGCGACACCCAGAACTCAAGGCATCCTCGACCTGCTTCGGCAAAGTGAATGTTGTGCTTGTAGCTGAAATCCATGCCAAACAAGTCGATATGCGCCACCTTGTTATATAAGGCGAAAGCCATAGCGTAAGCCACGGTGTTGTTTAGGTAAGCGCACCGTTGATCATCAATCACCTCTTTGATGGGGTACTCGACGATAGCCGGTACACGCTCATCAAGCTCGCATGAATAGATGGGCTTTTTGAATTTTGGGAGACACCGACGCATCACGTCGGTCTGTGCCCCAGCGTCTTCGGTATCTAAGTACCGGCTTGCTGGGTCCATCATAAAAACACGGTCGCACGGAAAAACGCCTAGCGCGGCATTTACACACCAAACCTCGTTCCACGTTTTGCTGTTTTCTACTCCAATTACATAGTCTATTTGAGAGGCGCCAAGGCCTATCAGGGCGACATGAGCCCCCTCCAACTCTGGTATTCGTGACATTAACTCACACCTGTCCTCAACAGATCGTACCGATATTCATCGCGAGTAGCGCGGCCTTCGCTCACGTTCTTCATTCTCGCGATCCCCTCCTTGAATCGAGACTCAAATGTCTGAATGACATCTGGAGCCTCCTTCAGGAATATAGCCGCCTCAACCAACGTGCCATACAGAAGTGGATCTGGATGGTCGGTTGACAAGATGGTAGTCCCTGAGTCTGCACCTGCCGTTAATGAAGCTGGCTTGTAAAGATAGTGAAGCTCAACCGAATAACCAGAATCCGGTATGGGCGACAACTCGAAAGCCGTGTCATCGAACAGCGAGTAATACTTGGGTTGCGCTTGGGTTGTAGTCGTTGGGCTGTACTCTTTGATAAAAGAGGGGTGCTTATAGTCGAGATAGTAGTAACGACTATTGCTGATCACAGCCAATGAAAATGGCGCAAAGAAATCTGACGGCGTAGCAAGAAACCGATTGCCTGTCGTCAAGGTGCCGGTGACGTTTTTGCGTTGCTCAGGCAACTGCACCAGCTTAAAGATGCGGCTTTCCGCCTCTTCAATGAACGTGTTTAGGTTTGCGTTAAAGGTGGTCTCATTGACCTGCAAATAGTCCTGCACGGTCGATTTTAGTGTGGCTAATGTGAAACTCATGATGTCGTCACCTCAACTGTACCCAAAGCACTCGTCACCGCAAACGGTGTGAGTTCAGTGCCCAGTATACCGTCACCTACGTTCGTATAAACCATGAAAAAATTTCCGTCATTGCCGTCAGCGGCTTGATCAATCCGTGGATCTTTCAATGCCTCGGGATCAACAGGAGTGGGCTTACGCATCAACTGCGGGTGCTTTGGAGACCACTGGTCTGGGCCTACAAGTAAGCCGTCCCACGTTTTTTTCATGTCCTTGAGGCGATAGCGAAACCCCGTGATATCACAGATTCCGTAAGCGCGCCTGTTAGATGCAAAGGCCATTACGCAATCTCGTAGCTTCTAATATCAGGTGCGATACGGAAACTTGACCGTGGCTCATCTTGAGACATGGCTCGTTGAAACTCTTCCTCGTACAAGGGCTTGAGCATCTGCACCTTTTCCGGCGCTTTTTTCAGAGCTATGTAATACGCCAAACCAGCCGCCAAGCAAGGATAGAACCGGAAGGGCACATCCATCGTGTTTGCGCCGACGTCAGCGTCATCCATGCGGCTGAGTACGTTCAAATATACCGTGTAGGTGGAATTCTTGTCAGGCACCGGCCAAACCGTAATCGTAGGCGACAACTGCTTGTCGATAAAAAACTGGTTAGGCTTGCCCGTCGTAGATTTGGTCGCAAGGTGAGCGTACTCAGCGCGAGACATACGGCTTAGCGGTATGTCGGTTGTCGTGCCTTGCGTTGTTTCACGTATGTAGACATCCAGAACGTCAATCGTTGCAGTCGGGTTGGCGGCATCGATAGTGTATTTGCTTGTGTCTTTGACCATAGCGACAGTCTTTTCTTTGACCGTCCACTGATTTAATCCACGGTTAGCCCACTCCGCCAGCATAAGGTT